ACATTCTATGGTAGCAAAATGGAAAAGTAAAATAGAAAAATATAAAACTGATATAGATACTATAAATGCAAATCCTCAAAATTTAGAAACTGATAATAAAAAGAAACTTTTCATAGAAAAAATGGAAATATTAAATAAAAATATTTCAGAAACTGAAAGTAACCATTCTGAATTAGAATATTTCTATAATACTGTTGATATTTTAGTTAATTATTATGAAGAAGATGAATCATCACCTCATACCGCTAATAAAGCATCTCTTCTCAATGATTATCTTAAAATAACAAATCATACTACAAATAAATTATCTCATAATGCAATCCTAGAATGCCCCGAATGTCAAACTGAAATGACTGTTCATCAACATGATGGATTAATGGTTTGTACTGGATGTGGTCGTTCTAACGATATTTTATTAGATACTGATAAACCTAATTACAAAGAACCTGTTCAAACCAGTAAAAACTATACTGCCTATAAAAGAAAAAATCATCTTAATGAAAAAATTAATCAGTTTCAAGCAAAAGAAACAATTGATATTCCTCCTGAAATCTATGAAGAAATTAAAAGTGAAATCAAAAAATTACGTCTATCCAATGATGATATTAATCATAAAATTATGCGTGATATCCTCAAAAAACTTGGTCATAATAAATATTATGAACATATCACTCATATTATTTGTTTCTTAACCTGTAAATTACCTATTACTATTTCTCGTGAAGCTGAACATAAAATAGATATGATGTTTGAAGAAATTCAAGAACCCTTTGAAATTTTCAAACCTAAAAATCGTAAGAGTTGCTTAAATTACAATTATTTGATGCACAAATTCTTTGAACTATTAGAATTAGATGACTATCTTATTTATTTTCCTTTACTCAAAAATCGTGAAAAATTACAAGAAGTTGATATGACTTGGAAACGTATTTGTGATTATCTAAATTGGGAATATTATCCATCTGTCTAAAAATTGATAATTTTAATTTAAACATATTAAAACTATTAATTAAAAATGAATACTAACAAAGAAATTGCAAATGCAATAAACGATAAAATTCTTAAATATGTTACTCATAAATCAAAAGTCATTGGAGAACGTGTCTATTGGGCATGTATCGATAAAGTATTTGAAGCACAACAATACGAAGAATATGATATGGATTCTAGTAATAATATTTATGTATCTTATAATCTAAAGAAAGAAGAAAATATTATTAACCAACCACATGATTCTATTACTTGTCAAATTATTTCAGATTATCGTAAAAATTTAAAAATTAGATTAGCCAATGAAGGATTTTATATTATGTATAATGATGATGAAATTAGAATATTTTTTGCACAACCAATAATGGAGAATGATTTTGAAATTGAAGATGAAGATTCAGAAACAAATATAAATAAATATATTAATTAATAGTTTAAAGATTAAAATACTTTTTTTATATATGGGAAAAGGTGATTTCAAATTAGAGATAAGAGGAGATGTTGATTTTTTAACAGATTTTCCACAGATATCATATTTTGATATAGTTTATAAAAGATATACTAATTTTGCAACAGAAATGATTTATTTACCTGTGTCAGGTTCATTACAATTTGGTGAACAAATAACATGTATTATACCAAAAAGCGGAGATTTAATTCATAAAATGTATTTTACTGCTACTTTATCACAAGTATCTATTCCAAGATTAAATCCAATTTCTCCAATCGACAGAACATCTGCTATTGATATATACAATGATTATTTAACTTTTTTAAATATTATTTTTCCTGTTTATAGAAATATATTAACAGAATTAAGTAATATTAATTATAGTATTTCTGATATTGCTACTATTTTTAATACTATTTTATCTAATAACACTTATAACGTTTATCCTGGTACCACACCTTACAATGCTTTTAATGGTTTAACTTTTGATTTTATTCAACAATATTCTACTGTAACTAACTATGGTACTCCATCTTATGATCCTACATTAGCATTTAATAGTACTACTGGTGCTCTTGATTTATCACTTTTTACTGAATTTATAATGTCTACTACTTACAACGATAAAAATTTATTTGCTAATACTCAAGGTCCATCTACTATTACAAATTATAATTTTGCATGGTTACCTAAAATTGGTCATTTATTAATTAAAGAAATTGAATTACAAATTGGCGGTCAAAAAATAGATAAACAATATACTGATTGGCTTAATATTTGGGAAGAATTAACTGTAAATCCATATATGCAACCTATTTATAATAAAATGATCGGTAATATTGAAGTTTTAACTAATTATAGTCCCGCTGGTACTCCTCAATATCAATTATTAATTCCATTACAATTTTTCTTTAATCGTTATTTAGAATGTTCGTTACCAATTATCTTCTTTAGATATCACGAAGTTAAAATTATTATTACATTAAATGATTTATATAGTATTGCAAATGTTGATCCACAATTAATTGCAGATGGTATTGATATTGATAATTATGTAAGTATAATTTATGGAAGATTATTAACTGAATATATTTATTTAGACCAAGATGAACGTGTAAAATTTGCTACTTATTCACATGAATATTTAATTGATTATATCCAAGAATATAATGCTCCGATTATTAGTCAATCTCAAACAATTAATTTTGACTTTTTTAATTCCGTAAAATCATACTATTTTTTCATTCGAAGTTACCAATCATTAAGTTTTAATAATTATGATTATAATACAAATATTGTTGTAACTGGTACAATTACTAGTCAAACTGTTAATGGTGCTACTGTTCCTATCTTTATTTTAGACCAACAATATTATGATCAATTTCCAATTAGTCCTTCTATTGTTAATACATTCATTACATTTTCTAAAAGTAATTTTTATACTGGAACATATAAAATTTTATCTACTAATAATGAACAATTCCAATTTGATGCAATTTATCGTGGAGATGATACTGCTACAATGACATCTACATTAAATGGACCATTGAATAATTTTGTTTTATTATTCGAATCATATCCTAGACAAAAACAATTAGATGGTAATTATATAAATACTGTATTTCCATATGGTCATCATTCTTGTACTCCTAATAGTGAGGGAATTTATATGTATTTGTTCTCATTAGCACCTGAAAAATATCAACCATCTGGTTCAGCAAATCACTCTGCATTAAGATATACTGCTATGACATTATCTCTTACAGATGAATTCTGGAATTATGCAAATCAATATAATAATAATAGTATTAATAAAGCTTCTTGTGTAATCTATGGATTAACATATAATATATTAAGATTATCTAATGGCATGGGAGCATTATATTTTACAGCGTAATTAATTATAATTATAATTTAAACAAAATAATTATAATTATAATAATAATAATAAATATGGGAGGTGGGATTTTACAGATCGCCGCAAATAGTGCCGTTAATAATATATTCAATGATAATAATTTTAGTTTATTTAAAGTTGTTTACCATAAATACACACCATTTTCTATAGAAGATTATAAATTACCTTTATCCAGTTTAAGTGATTTTAGTAAAAAATTGGATGTTATCATTCCAAAAGTCGGCGATTTATTAACTGATATTGTATTAAATATTGAATTGCCACAACTTACTGGTAACTACACTTTTGATAATGCAACTGAATACTTAAATTATTTAAATAGCCAATACACTTTTGTTACTATGACTGACAAACAACAATATTATGAAAATTTATACAAAGAAAGCCTTGGTAATACATTACAAACTTATTTACTTCGTGAAACTACTTTTACTGGTTATACTGGACCATCTGGTACTACTGGTTTAACTGGTTCTACTGATTATCAATTAATGTTACCTTTATTAGATACATCAATGTTTTTAAATTCCGGTATTTCTCAAAAATATTCACTTGAAAATTATTTAAATAGTCAATTTATTTATTCTGGTTCTGGTACTAATACTGGTTCTACTGGTCCTAATTCTGTATATTTTGATAATCAATTTAAATTACATACTATTAATCCATTACAATATGCTCAAAAATCATCCACTACTAATATTGATTATTTAAATTATGCTTTCCAAGACAAAGAATTCTATTTTTTTATTGCAAATTTATTAAATATTAAAGAAATTAATCCTTCTTATAAAATTACATATTTCAATGAATGGCAAAATAATTATTATAATACAGTTAAAAAATATATTCTTAAAACTCCTGAAATTGCAGCATTGAATACTTTTATTGAAAATATGAACACTGAACTAACTGATTCAACTACTACTAATAACTATGTTTTTAATTATAATAATTTATTTACTGTTCCACCATTAGA